ATATTGCCGTATGCTTCGCGATGTTCCTTTAGGAAAACGCGGCCGTCTCGGATGGAGTCCTGTTCGTATGGCAACAACGGGCAGCCTTCAAGGGATGTCTCGCCCGTGTATTCGTTCGTGGGCAGATAATACGTTGGACGATACGCGCTCTTGATGAAATGTGCGCGGCCGTCAGACGACCGCGCTCGGACGAGAACGTTCTGCCCGAGAGTGGTAGTGTCTGTATATTGTAGGTCCGGCGTGAGGGTCTTACGGAAAACGGGTTTGACCCGTGGATGTGACATAGCGTAATTATACCACACTCAAGCGGAATAACAAAGCAAAGGGGCCCGATGTGGGCCCCCATTTTTACGACAATAGAGAGGATAGTGAGTCGAGCTTCTTGGGGAGGACGATCTTTGAATGATACTGCCGATATGCCTCTTCCATCTGTGGGGAAAGATCGGTGACATATAAGGCATGTAGAGTCGAAATGAAGATTTCCTTCGTCTTCTCCGAGCCGTAGTAAGGACGAATGGGCAGCAAGCCCATACGCATGTTGCCTTTTTGAGAATCGACTTCAATCTGTGGCGACACAGGGTTACTAATCCTATAGCCCGATCGGGCCTCGTCGTAGGTGACAACGCCGACCACATCCTCGCCCGAGGTGAGATGGACAATCTGCACCTCGCCTGACTGTGGGGGAGAAAAAACTACATCACTCATACATTATATCCTTTTCTTGGGTTCTGATGGACTGATAGATGGACTAGCTGATACAAACTCCTGTGTATGGCGCTTCCGTTGCGTTTCTAGACTCGCGTAGGTCGTTGCGTTCACGTCGACGTCAGAACATTCTACACAATCGCAATCTGGCCAGTGCCGGATATGCCGTCGAGATAACATATATCCACTAAGCGCAGCGGCCGCAAACGCCAGGACCACAAAAAACAACATCGCAAACATACTAGCGAACACGTATGATGCAGTCATTTTCTATGCCACGGCCGTGTCTGGTGTGCGGCGATCGAGGTTCTCAATCCGGTCGTAGAGGCCCCGGACATGTTCGTCCACGGTTCGACTGGCCTTCTCGGCGTCTTCTATAAACGAGGTCCGCAGACTCTCGACCTGATCGTCTACGTTCCGCCCAAGGTCTGTGATGCCTTCGTTACACCTGCTGTGGTTGTCCTCGATCTGATTGAAGATATCATCAATCTCACGCGACCGGCTAGTCTCGTTGTTCAGTCGTTCTGTGGTGAAATACCTTCCCAAGAGAAAACCTATCAACGGAAGGCCAGTCAACACTACCAACCCGATGATACTCTCGTATGTTATGTATGCCATGATATTACATCTTTCTTTCCAAAAGAACAACGAAGCAGAATTACTCCGTAGTTCGCCTCTTGCCTATCTCATATTTGGCCACCAACTCCCATGTGCCTTTGTCGCGAAACGGCAAAACCGTCATCAGACTCAATGGTGCCACAGGCGAGGCGCTGTGTGCCGGGTTGACTAATTCCACCAACCCCCATTCCGATAGCAGATTCGCAATTGTGTTTCGCCTCGCTTTGTCGCTATCATCGAATACGGTCTGTTGTGCTTTGCCGTCGAGCAGGAATAATTCTTTGAAATGCACCAGATAATAATGCCCCTGCTTATGGAGAATATGGCAGGACTGAAAGAGTTTACGGTCTTTGTGCGACGCAATGCCGATGCGCGTCAGCGTTTCTTTTATTTTCAGAAAGTCGCCTGGTGTTTGCAGCCGTATCTCAATACAGTTGTGGATTATCTGGGCAATATGTGGGGGGAGAATGTAATCACTCGTCATACCCTATATCCTTCTTCGCCGTGACTCCACCCTTGCGGAGTCTCATGCGCACGGATTGTAATTGGTCTTCGGAGTGAAGGTCGAGGAGGGGCTGGGCATGACGAACGCTGCACCCATAGTATTCCGCCACTAACACAACATCCGTAGACGTGACTCGCTTGAGCCACGGACTAAACCGTGATCGCGCTCGTAGAGTATTTAGAAGAAAGCGAAACTGGAGAGACGGCGCCAACCACGGCCGCTCGTTCATCGAGTTCATTGCCAGCACGGCATCTTGATGAAACGAAAGCCCGCGATTGATCAACCACGGGATGTAATGCTCATCGAAGTCGGTATCGTCCAAATGTGCCAGAGACTTTGTCATCGACACGGCCTTCAGATACGTAAAGACCTTGGGCGACTTCTTCGTCTTTGGCAACGTCTCTGGTGTCACGCCTTTACCTTCGTCCCTAACATCAAATCGACCAAGCACGCCAACATGTTCAGCGACTTGTCCGCCGCAAAGGCGACCCGATAACTATAATCTGCCAGCAGCAAAATACTGTTCGGCAAATCGGTTGGCGACAATCGCGACGGCAACTGTTCCGACAACATCCGATAGAACGCCGACTCGTTCATATCATCATGCTGTGCAATCCACTTCCGCAGACGATTGAAGTCACGACTGGCGAGTGTTGCGAAGAGTTCTGCCACGTCCTTGTCGGACAACTGGGACAACACTTCTCTCGACAGTTCGTTCCCGCCGCTGAACCGTTGTAACTCGTTCAGTACACGACGAAAATCTGGGAAGTAGACGCGCAACACCTCCATCACCAATCGCTTGTCGTAGGTCACACCTTCAAGGTCGAGAACCTGAAACGCACGTTTGGCAAACTGTGTCATCACTGACGGACGGTCAGCTTTGGGCACACCGAAGTCGACCACGCTACACCGTGAGTGTAACGGCGCAACGATTCGATTCGGGTGGTTACACGTGAGAATGAAACACGTTGTTGAGCTAAACTCTTCCATGAACGCCCGAAGCGCCGGTTGTGTAGATGTCGGATGTAGATAATCCGCTTCATCCAGAATGATCATCTTGCGTTTGCCCTCAAACGACATGCTCGACGCAAAGTCTTTGAGTTTGGACCGCAAAACGTCGATGCCATTCTCGTCGGAGGCATTGATCATCAGAACATCCATGTTCATATCTGTGGCAAGAGCGCGGGCCACGGTTGTCTTGCCCGTGCCGGCCTTGCCGCAGAATAACAGATTCGGCGTATCCTGTTTCTCCAGAATACCCCGAAGTGAATGCATGACCGCTGGAGGTAAGATACAATCGTCAATCGTTTGGGGACGATATTTTTCTACCCAGACGTAAAACTCGCGTGTTTGCATAACAGACCTAAGACTTCAGCACAATGAAATACGAAACCGGCATCGTCTGGTGCTTGAAATATACATACGTCCATTCCGCGCCAACCGTCACCATATACTCGCCGTCAAGCAGCAAATCAAAATGTTCCCTTTTGAACTTGATCGATTGCTTCACGCCGTCCATTAGGCGATCTACACGACTGGGGTCCGCCGAAACCGGATACGAATAGCACCGCGTGGCAGGGTTCTTCTCGTCCATTGGTTTTACGATAATACTTGATGCAGTACCCCCGTCGAGTTCTATCGTTACTGTAGGCAGATTGTTGATTGCCGAAAACTTCTTAATCTCCGCCACAGCCTTCGCTGGCAACGTAAAGACCGCCACTGGATCTGACAGATCGAAGTTCTTTTCCGGCGGCAGAATGACAACCGACTCATCTGAGTACGGGTATTCGACGTGTGACGGAGAATCCTGCCCCCGGATCACAAACTGCGTCTCTTCAAACGTTAACGTCGGATTGTCGTAGGAAGTAAGGTTGTTCATTAATTCCGGCAGTTGATAGATGGGCGTCTCCATCGGCCACGGGTCGACAAACTCGGCGATCGCCATCATACTCTTAGCGGACGAGACGGTGCGTTGTGTTTTACCTTTTCGTAAGCGCACACTCGCCGATATCGCAGAAAAGTTCTTTAGGATTTTAAGCGTCGAATCACTAACTACATAATCAGTCATCTAGGGTCACCTCAAAAAAGAAAACATCACAGTAACAAACACAAGTATAACATAGACGAACGGGTTCAGTCAATTTCAACCATATAAATCATCATCCTAGGAGTCTTCCTGATAAGCTATCAGCCATTCACACCACTTGAAGTGGTTATCGGTAGCTTTACACTGCCGCGCGGCCGTAAAGAACTGTAGACAATATCGACACCGTGTCTTTGTCTTCCCGTCCACTACCACATTGTCCCACGGGCTTCGTGTGGGATCGATGACGAGTTCACCCGCCATCGTCGGTGCCCTGTAATACACAAACATTATTCTTGGCGTAGGCACGATAGCTATCATGCCCCAACTCGTTCCGCCACTCCCACCAGCATTGTTCGCCCAACACCGAGAGATACAGTGTCTCCGTTCCCCACGGGAAGTCTTTCATTCCTGTGGTTGTATACAGCGTATGGATGTGTCGCATCATCAAGGACAACGCATCTGTCGTCGACGTGTTCTTGACAACAACGTGTGGGCGCTGCGGTCCGTCATGAAGGAATGAAGTTTCGCTCGAATGCACCGTGTCCGCTTGGCAAGCCTGTCGAATCTGGGGCACGATGTCGGGGTTAGAGAGATTCTCGTGTCGGTCGACAAACCCTCGAATCAGGGTCGTGGTCGTATCTAAGAGATGTGGTATCTCTGGGCGATACACCCAGATGAGTACGCCGTTTTGACTGGTGATCCAGGACATCTCATTCCCGAAACGGGTATCCGTAAAGACCGCAGCCGTGTTCGACTGTGTCCGTCGCCCCGCAGCCTCAACCCACATGTTTGGTAGGTAGTGACGAAAGACATCGGTGCCCACCTCCTGTAATATTATGCGAGGTGTGATAATTCGTTTGAACGCCGAACTCCAGTACGCGTCAGGCTGGTCGCGCCAAGCACGAGACTCCGGCGTATCTCCTTCCAACATCTCTCGGGACCACCCGAAGATAACAGCGACGGCATCCTTGAGTGGTCCCGCGAAACTGTGCGCCTGCCCGTGTGTGTGATTTAGAAGAAAGGACGCGGCGGTATTCTTGCCGCTTCCAGCAAAGCCACAAAATCCGTAGATGGGTGAGGACCGTAGCCCAGTGTAAACCGCCGCCGTGCTTTCGTCTGAAGCATACACGGGCACGGTCCGGTCGACCGCCGGCGTACTTTCTTTTAAATCATACACGGTCCGAGGGGTATCATAGTTCATGCTATTTGCCTCCCGTCTTCTTCTTCTTCTTCTTGGTCCCGCGCTCCACGACCTCTTTCATGTCCCGGGCAACCGGAGTCGAGAATTCAGCCTCACGTTGTTTGTGTGAAAGCCCGGCCAACGCTTCTAGTGACCCGCCGAAGATATGCGTTCCTGCATGTTTCAGCTTCATCCACGGGCACAGGAAGATTTTGATCCCAATTTTGCGGCACCACTGGCAGAACATATAATCCTCCGAGAGATACCGCTTCGATTCGGGGTCGATGAGCGCCTGAAAATACATGTGTATCTCACGGGAGCCATCGAACGCGACCGTGCGGTTGTGGTCAGGTTTGTATGAGAAGTCAGGATATGCCTCGCGAAACTTCTCGAAGGTGTCTCGTCGCACCATCATGAACCCGGTGCCGATCTCCAGGCACTCCACGGGTTCGTCCATGCGGATCTCTTTGGTGCCTTGCACGACGTTGAAGACGTAATCGCCGGAGTAGTGTTCCAAGTGATTGGGATTGTCATCCACCAGGCCGAGCTTCACCGCGTCGTAGACTTTTTCCCACGCAATGGTCTTCTTGGGATAGGGGCCGCCGGCGACGGGCTTGTCAAGTGCAAGCAGGGAGATGACATCCATCGGATTGAAATCGATGTCAGAGTCGATAAACATCAGATGCGTAAACTCGCCACGCATGAACTCGTCTGCGAGGTAATTGCGGGCGCGAGTTATCAAAGATTCATTGAATAAAAAGAAGTGCTGGATCTGTATACCATATTTCATGCAAATCGAATTGAGGTCCAGCAGGGATTTTGTGTAGGGACCGTTACACATGCCGCCGTACATCGGCGTGGCGACAAATAGTTTTCGTTTGCGAAGTTCTTCTACGGGGATCTGAACTTTTGGCATATTATATGGGCTCCTCAAACACTCCGATTTCCTAAATAGTATCAAGACGCGGCAGGAACAGGAATTCCTGCCGCACCTCTAATCACAACGACCTTTGAGAGAGGACGCCATGACTAATTCTATTTATATCGTCGAAAATACCGTCAATTCCAAAATCTACATTGGCAAAACCGAACGGGCGGTTGAGACGCGATGGGCGGAACACGTCGGTGCCGCCCGCTCCCCCTCCTACTTCCACAGAGCCATTCGTAAATACGGCGCTGATGCGTTCGTCGTGAGGGTCCTTGAAACCGTTGACGACCCGGGTGTTCTCAGCGACCGAGAAATT